ACCTCTCCTGCACGCTTGGCACCTTCTACCATTAGTTCTCCTGCCTTTTCAGCCTGTTCAGGAGGTACAGAAGCCTGTATTTCATCATGTACCATTGCTACTTGTGTGAATTTAATATTGTGTTCACGCATTAGCTTGTGTACTTCTACAATCCATTGTTTAGCAACGATAGCGCCTGCAGACTGTAACAGCATGTTTAGCGCTGAATGTTCACTCTTAACCTGTATACGTCTGCCGTCTAATGCCGGTACAAAGCCTTTCTTGGACAACCGTTGCACTTTATCGATAAGCTTAGCCAAACTAGGTACGCTCTTCATAAACTTAGCCTTTAAGCGTCCACCGGCTTGACTGCCTTTGCCTACAATCTCTCCAAGCTTTTCAGCACCTGCACCGTATAAGAATGCATAGATGAATGTTTTAGCGTTGTCACGGGTTGGTAAGCCTGCAGCTTTTTGGTTGTATGAGTGAATATCTCCTTCTAATATCTGTTCAGTGTATTTAGGGTCACGCATGTAATGTGCTAAACATCGTAGTTCAATGCCTGACAAGTCTGCACCTACCATTACTTCACCTTCGTTGGCTATGAATAAACTTCTGCATTCTGCACCATACATTGACTTTGTACTAGGTACTTGGCCAAGGTTAGGTGAGTGGTGTGTCATTCTATTAGTAACTGCACCGCAACTGATAACACGACCTCTTATTTTACCATCTGTACAAACGTTCTTAATCCATGATGATAAAAACCCATCAACTTTCTGAAGTGTTAAGTATTCACCGATGAACTTAGCCTGTGGTATGTCAACATCTCTTAATATTGTTTCGTCAATCTTTGGCTGTCCGCTTTCGGTAAACTCTGTAGGTTTCCATCCAAGGCTTTGCAGTCTATCGCCAATCTGTTTACGACTGCCTACATTAAAGCGTGTAACTTTGTCTTTTAGTCTCTTGCCAGTCTTTTCAGACCATCTTTCTTCGACAATAGGAGGAAACACTTCTTGCATTTCATCAGTAATCTGAGCCATTCTATCTGCAACCTCAGCTTGTAGTATAGTAGCCCGTTCAAGGTCGAAGTTAAAACCGTTGCGCTCTTGTCTTGTAATGTGTATAGCAACGTCATGCTCAAGCTGTAAAGCCTTTTCATAATCACCCCATTCTTCTAGTTTGCTAAGTAAATGTTTATATAATTCTACGTTCAAGTCTACATCTTGTTTACAGTAGGTTATCATTTCATCTGTTAAACCACCGTCAAAGTCTTCTGCCTCAAAGTTAATCTTATCATTGCCTAGGATTTTACCCCAATTTTTAAGGCTGTGTCCGCCTTCCATTATAGGGTTTAACATTCTAGACATAACAAGCGTATCATGTACCTGTGAGGTGCGTATAGATACACCCCAAGCTTGACGTAAAACAGGAGCATCAAAACCTATGATGTTATGGCCTATGATTATGTCATAGCTCTTTATAACGCTTTTTAGACGTTGTGGCGTCGTATGAACGATAACCTCACCTGTGTCAACATCCTGTGTAACGGCACACCATATAGTGTCGTGCTTTAAGTTTGTTTCTATATCAATCAGTAGACGTTTCATTATGCTTTTCCAAGTATTGAATTGCTTTGGTTAACAATTCTGGTTTATCTTTAAAAGTACCTATGCCAGTGTTGCAGTTATTGCATAATAATGCTCTAACCTTGCCGGTGGTGTGACAATGGTCTACGGCAAAGTCTTTACCGTTCTCTTCGGTTGTTATGTTACATATAGCGCACTTACCGTTTTGTAAGTTATACAAGCCTTTGTAGTACTGTTTCTTTCTTTCGTAGCTCGCTTTACTACATGTTTTACAAGTGCATGCCAGCCCATCAGGTTTGTAACTGTTCTTTGAGAAGTGATCTATCGATAGCCATTCTTTGCACGTGTCGCATTTTTTTATATCTTTTGTCTCGTTTAGTTCTGTCAGTAAACTCTCCGTGTTCAAACCGAGGTTTAGTTCTGGTTGTCTTTTCATAGTTTCTATTCCCGAGCATTTTGTTCTTTCTCCGATAACATTATTTCTAGGTATTCAATGTCAATTTGTTCTTTACCGCCTGTTAAGACCTTTTGAACCCTTACTTCAAAGTTATCATTAACAGTGTAGGTTATATAGACTGTATCGCCTAAGTAGTTGTATTTTTCAAGTACATACTTCCTCATAACGCATCGTCCTCTTTATTTTCTGTCATTCTACCTGTTTCAAGACTATACAGTACCTGACAAGCCTTACCAGTAATACCTGCAAATCTGTTTTTTAGCACTCTAACGTGGGTGGTGTTTCTAACGTCCATATCATCAGCCTGTCCGTTTCTTTCTAGTCCTATGACCATATCGCTAAGCTGAGCAATACTAGCACTACCTCGTAGTTGTGACAAGCTTGTACTAGCTCCTTCTTCGTGTCCTTTATTCTCGGGTCTTTTCAAGTGACTGACGACAAACAAACAGATACCTGTTTCTTCTACTAAGGTTCTAAGCTTAGTCATTATTTCGTCTATAGCTTTACGCTCATCTCCGTTGCTCTGTGCGCTAACAATAATCGAAACATGGTCTAAGAATATATATTTACAATCCATAACCTTAGCCATATACTTAACACGGTTAACAATGTTGTCTATCTCACTACTGCCAAAGTGTTCAAACATAAAGAAACGACCGCTTGCTAGGGTTGCATTGTATGCTTCAAGCTTCTCCTCTTTCGTGCTTTCAGTAGTAGGTAAATGAAAAGGCTTGTTAGCGTATAGTGACATAATGCTTAATGCTGTTTTGCGTGGGCTTTCTTCCATAAACATTAACCCCATTGTATCATCCGTGTTTTTGTAAATATGGTGTACTATTTCACGCAAGAATTGACTCTTGCCTAATCCACTGCCTGCCGTTATTGTTACCATTTCACCTTTACGTATGCCGTAGGTTAATTCATTCAACCCTTGAAAGGGGTATAAGCAATCAGGCTTTTCTATCGGCTTTATCACCTCGTCTAACAGTGTGTCACCGTTTATGATCCCGTCAGGCGTAAAAGTCTTAGCATTCCAAAACTGTTTCATAGCCTCAGCTGACTTATTAGCCATTAGATAGTCGTTACAGTCTTTCAGCCCTTTAATGCCTTGAACTACCTTTGCCTTACCTCCGAATACCTCAGCGCATTCTTTTACGGCCTTTATGCCGTGTTCGTCATTGTCAAACCAAAACACTATTGTTTCGAAACTGTTTAAGAAGTCATAGTTATTCTTAACATCCTTTAAAGCAGATTGTGCGCCGTTTCTAACGCTAACACTAGGCGTACAGTATTTACCCGACATTTGATAGAACGACATCGCATCGAACTCGCCTTCTGTCACAACAACAAATTTACCGCCTTCTACGAACTTATCCTGTCCGAATAATTGTTTAGCCTCTGCAAAGTTACCGTCAATTTTAAATTGCTTTTCGCCATTTATTCTTACCTTGTAAGCCTTTTCGTTGTCTATCGGGAAGTACAAATCATTGCCTACATAACCCACATTATAAAACTTACAAGTATCATACTGTAACTTTCTATCTGACAACGGTTGTATATCTAAAATCATCTTATCTACCTTTACAGTCTTATAAGCCTTTATAGGCCTTTCAGTGTTACCTTCATAACGTCTCTTTTTACAGCTAAAGCAGTTACCCCAGTCTTGATCGTCAATAGCATAAGCGTCTGAACTATCGCAAAACGGACAAGGTAAACCTCTTTTAACGTATGCCATTATTCCTCCTATATAGACTTTATAGTAAGCTTTAAAGCAAGTGTTTTGTAATGGTTAACAAAAACACTTATTAAAAGTCCTTTGAAGCAAACTATATAGTATATATTTTAGCATGGTTTCAATAATAAGTAAATAGTTATTCATCAAATAAATAGTTATCAGGTATAACATCACGTTGGACTATGTTAGTATCATAACCGTTAACAGCGGTGACATCGTCTTTTACGCTATTATAGCAATAATTACATAGGTCTATAAAGCGCCCCTTCTCATTCTGTCTGGTTGCTTCATAGTCTGTTAATTCTACATTACAAGCTAAACACCGCATAATCATTCTCCTTTCTCTTTAAAAGTATATAGTATAACACAAACAGTAAACATTAATATAGTAAAATCTAAGGTTGTCATAGCTTCAAATCCTCAATCTGATAAGGCTTTAACCCGTAGTAGCTAACTAATACATGAATAATGTCTTTTTTCGAGTAAACAATACCTAGTTGTCTATAGCCTTGTTTTATTTCTTTTATAATAATGTGCAAATCTTCCATAGTGAACCCTTGGTTGAATAGCCTTTACAGCCTCTGTAGCGCACTGTAAAGGCTTTTAATTTAATTAATGTCCGAATGTATTACCTAGTAAGCGTTTAGGCTGTTTACGCTCGAAATAGAGGCTAGTTAGCCCAAAGTGGTATTGTGTGAAGCACGGGCTAGTAGTACGGCCATAGCGTTTTTTGCTAACACGTAAAGCTACGAAGCCTTTGCCCATTAAATTATTGAACATAATGCGCCCGTTTTTAGCGTCTTTTTTATTTAAACCTAACATAAATAATAACATAATATAAACCTTTTGTTTAATGTTTAAGTTAATGCGTCATTGCATTGTGTAGTACTATATCATGTATAAAGTACTATATCAATACATTAATGCTCCTTCCCTGTTAAATTTTCTTTTTTAACCTTGAATGACAGATAGCCGTCTCCCTCATAGTCTGTTTCGTAAAGTCCGTCATCTCTTAAATAGCAATCATACACAGACACCATGAATTCATCGTCTGCAATGTCTGCAAACTCTTTATCGAATACATTAATATCGTATACGTTGCCGTCTTCATCTGTGTGACTTGTCCACCAATCCCCTTCATCATATTTTAGCGAACCGTCAGCCTTGATTGCGTTAATAATCATTTTATTAAATTGTTTGTTGTTCATCTTAAAATTCCCCTTCTGTCGGATGTTTAGCGTAATATTCTGCTTGTGATTGCACTTGTTTACCTAATGCCTTGTAAAACTCAGTTTCTTTTGCTTTCCTATTAGGACGTTGTTCTAGCATTCCCTCCGCTATCTTGTAAGCTTTCATGCTTAGTTGTTCGGCCTCTTCCATAGTATAGCCTTGTTTACGTAGCATAGCCTTGTTAGTGCTATGCACTCTTACAGGGTTTTTAAAATATAGCCCTTGCGGGTTTTCATCGTCTAAATAGTTTTTGATTAATATGTGCATTGTATCACCTTATAAAGTCACTGTTTCAATGTCGGCCGTGAAACGGTTTGCTTTGTTGCCATGAATCATTATAGCTATGTCTTGCTTTGTGCCATCACACAACCGGCATTCAGCGCAAGTTAACC